ATTCCCACAAATCCGCTATCTCGTCCGCGTCCACGGGGCCACGCAAAGTGACCACGTAGTCGCGGAACTCTTCATATTCGGCGTCAGGAGGAAGAATCAACTGCTATGAACGGCACCGCTGGGCTGCTTGGCTGAAGGCTCAACCTTGCCCTCAATACCATGCTGATTGAACGGTGTTTCCCGTCCCTTGACACCAGCAGCCATATCACCGGGCTGGGCGTTATCAACGCCCTCCTTCACCTTTGCGGTCTGTGACCCACCCGGACGGGCAGGACCATTCCACAACTGTGCGCTGTTCAACTTCGGCTGTGCACCCATGCCAGAGGCATTGTACTTATTTGGCTTGCTCAAGGACTTTCCCTTTCGTTAGATTGTCCTACACAGAGACTTAGACTGTCCCACGAAACCCGCTGGAACCAATACTGGAATCCTCAGGGTCGTGTGACGGGATCTTACGACGCCACCAGTTCCAAGACCCCGAATCATCCACCTTCGGTGAATACTCGGGAATAAACGCATACTTACGCATCTGATTCGCCAAAGCAAGCGCCATCACACGATCATCATAGGGTGATCCCGACATCGTACCCCGTTCATTGCGGGTAAACGTCCGCAACTCCCCAATCGTGTCACGACAATGCAATATCAACTCCTCATTCTTCAACGCCATAGCCAAATCGTCAATCATCAAAGGCTTAGACGTACGCGTCGTCCTCCAACCAAACTCCTGAGTCATCCGATTCGACTCATTATTCAACGTGCGCTTACGGAACAGGTTGGGATACCCCAACTGGCGTAGTTGCACAATCGTCGTCAACCCGTGATTGTTCGACTCCACGCAACACAACGCATTCCCATACCAAATACCAAGGTTGTAAACCTCATGGGCCAACTCATCCGGCGGAATACGCCCATGCCAGACAGCAACCTGCTCCCCCTCCTTCACATCAATCACCTGCACACACGAATAGTCGCCGTGCCCCAAACCCTCCGCCGTATCCACCCCCAGAACGTAACCACTCCACCGTTCGGGCCGTGACCACACCGTCAGCATCGAAACTCCAAAACATTCTTCTGAATCTCATGCAAATAACCCTGCTCACCGTACCTGAGGTGAATAGACATCCGCTCTAGCACATCCAAGTCGAAAACAGGGTTCCCAGACCTTACAAACGCCTCTTCAGCCGTAGTCGGGTACTCCTGAGCCAACTGCCACGGCAACATGGCGTCCTTTTTCGACTCATACCACGAAATGTCGCGGTCCTCCGACGCAGACCACGGAAAAAACATCGCATCGAAGCGATTATTCCCCGTCGTGGCACCCACCCATAGTTGATGAAAGAAGTTTCCGCTTCCATTTGCCGTACTAAGACCAATAATGCGGCCTCCGACATCAGCCACGGGTTCAATAGAGGCCCATGCTTCCTCAGGGTTGGGTAAAAACGCCCACTCATCTACCACAACCAGACTAGCGGACTCACCACGGGCAGGATCCGACGCCGACGGCATCGAAGCGATCTGTGAACCATTACTGAAACCCATCCTCTGCTGATGCTCAACAATCGAATCCGGTCCCCGCTCCAACAACCAGTCCGGCATGTGCTTGAAACCATACTTCGTCTTCTTCAACAACAACACCGACTCCCGCTCCGTACGCGACAAATCAATGATGTTCTGATCGTCATGGAAAAACGCCAACCAAAACTGGTGCGCCGCCACCAGCGTCGTCCACCCAATCTGACGGGCCTTCAAAGTCAACGAATAACGATTATTGGCCCACCTATTCAAAGCCTCAGACTGGGCACCCCGAAGATCAAACAGTATTCGACCACGAGCAGGATGGGCAATAAACCAATACTTACGTAAGAAATACGACTCATCCGCAACGCACCGACGCCACTCCGCTTCCTGCCGAAGTTCACCCACCCGACCCATCTAATCGAACAACGACTGTAACGCACGACCCAAACCCCAAACCGTAAAGGCAATAAACGTAAACAGGCCCACCAACAACACGCACGTCCACCAATCCTTTACTGACACGACTCACACACCTCCGGGTTCTCCAAACCGCACTCCAAAGGTTCCTCATCGCAAAACGGGTCAACCACATAATACGGCACCCACTTCCCTTCATACAGAACATGCCCCGGCATGTGCCCCACCTACTTCCCCCGCTTCTTACCGTACGTAACCTTCTTACCAGAACGCTTCGCCGCAGACTTCGCGGCAGCCTTCCCCTTCGCACTATACGAATAATGCTTACCACCAACCTTAGGCATCTTCCACCATCCTCAAATGTCGAACCTCGGCCTCCAAAGCAGAAGCCAACTCTTCATCTGAAAAGCCCGCAATGTCCCGCTCATCATCCACCACGACCTTACGCTTCGGAGTGAACTTCTCAATATACTGCAAATACAGATTCGCAGCCTTCACATCACCATCAGCAGCGCGCCGCCAGAGCGAATCTATGACGCTCTGAACCCGTTCCGGGTTGATGTTTAGTTCTGCGGCGCGACCATCCCACTCTTTGATGAAACGGTGGTCACGTTTGATTCTTCGTAGGGAATCCTCGTGAATGTTGTTGTCGGCTGCCCACTCACGTTGCGTTCGCGGGTTACGCTCTGGTCCTTTCAGAAGCCAGTCCAGAAAGTCCTGCCAGCGAACTGGCATGAGTTTCTCGCCTGCTTCCTCATCCCATTGCCAGCCTCGCCCGCCACCGTTCTGTGGCATCACTCTTTTTCCGCCCAGTTCTGGCATATCAAAGTCATCAGTCGTTCAGCGTCCTCTCTGTCCACGAAGAGTTCTTTCACGCGACCGTCCTGTACGACGGCGTACCGTCGTAACCAATGGCCTGCACCCATTGCGATGGTGCGTTTTTGAACTTCTATGTCGGGTTGGTTCATGGGCACCTCCTGTATGCGATGCCTACTGTAACACAAAGGTGTCCCATTCGGGCATCTGGATATTAGATGCGAAGTATCTGTAGAAACTGTGGGACATTCCTTGCATATAGTGGGGGGGAGGTGGTACTAAGTAACATCCCCCCGCCTTCAGCGGGGGGATGGTACTAAGTACCTACTAGGTACCTTATACGCGTACAGGCCCTGAGGTTATATGCCTAGCGCCCTGTCTATGGGTATCTATACATACACACGCGCGCACCGGGGTACCCCCCTAGGGGGGTACCCCGGCACAGGTCCGGCGGTGGTCCAACGCGTGATCGCGCGGGCGCATGTGGCAGCCCTCTGACCAGCACAAATGGTCCCAGCACCCGCCGTTGCACGCCGCATAATGCGCAGGCAACCGTACCGCTGGCCGGTTCTGGCAACCGATGGGGGGGAACGTCTGTTCGATTTTGGGGGTCTGGCCCAAACCCTGCGTGACGAATCGCCCTCGCATAATGCGCCCGCCATTCGTAGTGTTTGGTGGCCTTGACTTCTGAATCGGATTCATTCATAGTCCGGTCGTCGAAACGGCCACCGGGTCGGGTCGGCAGCGGTCAGGAGGCCGCTTACGCCATGACGAACACACAGATTACCGAACTTGCTACTGCGATTGCGACTGCGGTTGCGATTGCCCTGTCCACCCCCGAGGTTGCCCCGATCACCGAGGTCACCGAGGTTGCGAAGTCGGAGCCGAAGGCTCCGAAGAAGGCCAAGAAGGCTCCCCGCCGCACCAAGGCTGAGAACAGCCTTCTGGTGAAGCGGATCAACGGCCGGATCGCCAACGCTACGAAGGCCGTCCGGCACGGCGATGCCACGTACGAGCAGATGATGACGATCCTCCGCACGGCGACGGCGATCACACCGGCTGGGTGGGTGTCCACACACAACCAGATCGCCCGGAAGGCCGACAAGTTGGTGCTGGAGATCGCAGCACGATAGCGCCTAGCACGTAGGCAGCGGGTTGCACCCGGACGCATGGTCCGGGTGCTTCCCGGTGCAGATTGTGCCGATATGCGTGTACATGGGAGTAGTGCCATGACGAAGTTTGATGTAGTGCGTGCGCGTCATGCGTACGTGGCGTGGATGCACGCCGTGGATGATGATATGGAGCGGTATGCGCCGGAACACTATGCGCACCTGAAGGCAACTGCGGATGCCGTCAGCGAGGAACTGTTGCGTGTGGGTGGGTCACGACTGGTTACGAATGTGATCGGTGAGGCTTATGCGGTGCATGTGGGCAGGCAGGAGGTGGCGGTATGACATGTGAACAGCCCCGTTGGACAGGCGGGTTCAGGCAGGGTGATCGGGTGTGTATGCCCAACGGTGTGATGGCGACGGTGCAAGGTGCACGGGGAGCCATTGCGGAGGGCGCTTACGCAGAGGGTGATGATGGGAATCTGTACATGACGGCACCAGAGCCTGATTCGTACAAGCGTCTGGGCATCAGTACCCCGAGGCCAACAATCTATTCGACTACGGAAGGATGTGCATAGACATGGGATGGTGGAACACAGGAGGAGACTTCACAGATGTGGACGGGGTGAGCGGTGACCTGCCGTGGGACTTCGCAAGTGATTGGATCAGAGCGTACGTGGACCGGTTCGATAGGGCACCGAAGCGGTCGGAGGTTATGGGCGCGTTTGAGG